CGTCAAGCAAACTTTCGAGAGTTTCTTTAATCTGCAGAAGTTCTAAAAGTGCAAATTTTTCGGCAAAATAAATAACCTCAAAACTTTCCGTACTCTCTTTGAGAGTTCTGCCCGATTTTACTCCCGTCACGTAACGAAGATAAAACGACGGTTTTACAATGTTTTTGACATCTTTTATCTGTACGGTTTTATTCGGGAAAATCGCCGTCAGCTCGTCCCGTAAGGCTTTATATAATTTTGTTGTTGTAAATGCCGTCATTATCTTTCAGTAGTCCTGTCGAAATATTCATAAAGGAATTTTTCGGCATCATCTTTAAATTGGCTCCCAAAATTCAATTCCGCCTCTTTAAAAACATACTTGCCGAGAACAAAACCGTTTTTGCCATATTTGTTTGCTGAAACGTGTCCGTATTCTATCAAATGTGCGTGCCTTGCAGAATTATAAACTCTTAAACATCTGCTTTCGCCACGAACGTATTTTTTCCCGATTTTAAAGTTTTTATGATAGTTTGTAGATTTCTTTTTTCCTTTTTTATCGGTTCTGAAATGTGCCTCGCCTTTTCCGACGTTACTTTTTGCGACACTTTGAACCTCTTTTTTAAATTTCTTTGCTTCTTCTTTTAAAAATTCGTCGGTTTCTTTCGGAAAAAGACTTTGTATATCTCTCATTAAATCCTGTTTAAATTCCGAAAGTTCATTAAATAAAAAACCTGACGACATCTCTTCCTTGTGCTTTCAAGTAGCGTGCATTTTAATGCACGAAATTTATTTATCTTCGTGGCAGAAGATTTCAAGCAATACACCCAAACCGTCCGTGTCAACGGTGTAGTCAATCTCGTATCTTGTGCCGTTCCATTTAATAAAGTTCTTTTTGGGCAAAACCGACGGAAGATTTTTTAAAATGACCGTCATTTTCATTGTTGTTTTTTGTACGACCGTGTCGGCGGGGCGGTTGCCTGAAAGTAAAGAACCGATACGGCTTTCAATCTTTGCGAAAGTTTCCGCAACTTTTCTTGTACTTCTCACCTTTTCGCCGAGGGCATCTGTTTCAAGAGTTTCGTAATTCTCCCAAATTTCTATTTTGTGTCTTAAATCGCCCCTATTCACCTGTTACACCTGTTATATCTGTTTCACTTGTCGTATTTGTTTCACCTGTTACATCACTCTCACTTGTTTGCTCCGTCACAATTTCGCCTCGATAAGTAATTGTTTTTACAAGTTCCGTTATTGTGTACGGAACTTCAACGGCTTGCCTGTCCGCAAACGCTGTGCGGTTATCGTATAAGTGCTGAACAAGAAATTTTAATAATTGCTCATACAATAAATCACCGCTTGTATAACTTATACCTGTTTTTTCATAAGCCAATGACTTAGCGGTTTCGAGAAGAACGCTCAAAACCGCATCATCATTATTGAAATTTATTCTTAAATAATCTTTTAAGTCATTGACCGTTATTGTCATAAGTTTGTCCTAATCGGCTAAAATAAGTGCCTTTAATTCCGCTTTTGTTGCGGTTGAATCGTAAGTGATTTCAAGTACGTCGCATATTGTCTTTAATTCTGCCAAATTACAGTTTTTAATTGCATTTTCGGTGAAAGTAAAGCCTGCTATGTCTGCGGTTAATGTAGTTGTTGTATCAACGACCGCATCTGCTCCGCCGGAAGTAGCACTTGCGTTTGTAATTGCGGTTACACCTGTCAAAGTTTCGGGGAATACAGTAATTGTATTCGCCTCAACGTTTCCGCTTGCACCTGCCGTTTTTGCCGTTACGTTTACATCACCCTCGGTGTCAATTTCTGTTTCTTCGTCAACTTCAAACTGAACACCGCCCGAGGTTTCAAAGATTGTGCTTTTTGCGATTGTGTCCGTTCCTGTTACCGTTACTGTCCCCGTTGCCTTTGTCGCAGGTTCGTCGTATGTGATATTTAATCTGTCGCATACGGCTTTAAGTTCTGCGAGTGTAGGGGTAACATCAATGGGGACTACGATTTTTTTAAGTAAACAAAAGCCTCTGTCAATACGGGTTTACCGTCAACAAGTCCGTACAAAGTGTAATCTGTTTCGGCATCTTTGTTTCTGTCCTGTTGCATCAAAGTCAAATCTTTATTGAAGTTGATTGCATAACCTTTTTTGAAGTCGCCGAGCAAAATTGCGTTGTCGGGGATTGCATCTTCTTCAACTACGGGAACACCGAAAATTCTTCCGGGGAAATTACCTGTCGGGTCGGGAATAAATAAATTTTTGCCGTCGCCGTCTTTAATGCCTGCAAGTACGTTCCATATTACCGCATTTTTTGCGTAGAATTTTTTCCCTTTATAACCCGATTTGATTTTTGCGAGCATATTTCTTATTTTTTCTTCCATTTGTGCGGAAGTTGTTGAGCCGTTATAAGTTAAAACTCTTGGTGTGGTTGATTCTGCTTCTAATGCTGTTACAACACCTGTCGGTTGTGCCTTGAACGAATCACCGACACCCGGAATACCCAAACCGTTTACAACCGCATTTGCGAGTTTGTCCCCTGCCTGTTCGACGATTTGCTCTTTTATGAATGCCAAAAATTCAGGAGTTGCCATTTCTTTCATTCTGAAAGATACGGGCATATTTGTTTTTAAATCGTAAGCGGAAAGGTCTATTTTTGATGTTGATACGCTTGCATCTGTCGCAGAATCGCCCTCATCATACCACGCAACGTTTGCGGTCATTGAACCTTTCGGCAAGGACAGATAACCCTTAACGTGAAATTCTCTTACGTCGCCTAATACTGCGTGTGTTTCGCCGATTTCCTTAATAATCTCTTTTGCGAGTGTTTGGGGAATAACGGCGGAATTTCCGCTTGTTGTAGTTGCAGAGTTTCTGATATTGTTTTCTTTGAAACAATCTCTTTCTTCGCTTGTTAATTCTTCACCTTTAATGTATTTTGCAAATACATCTTCATAAGATACGGTGATTTTGTTTTGTAAATCTTGTTTTTCGTTTTGTTTAAACGGATTTGCCATATTTTTAACCCTTTCTCTTGCCGTTTTTGCTTTGATTTCTTCATCATACGCTTTGTCAAGTGCCTCAATTTCCGCAATCTTTGCGTTAATTTCTTCGGCGGTTTGCAACGCATCAGCCTCGCTGACTAATTGTTGTCTTTTGTTTTCAAATTCTTCCTGGTTCATTTTGTAACTCCTATTTTCTTATGTCGTAATAAATTTAATTTCGCTTTTGATAATTCGGCTTCATTTGTCTGCCTCTTTTTGTTGATTTCGTTTTTGGCTTCTTGCGGCAATTTGTTTTCGTCCGCAAGATATGCAACCGCTTTGTTTTCTTCGGTCACCTCAACGTTAAAAATTTCACCTGCCTGATTTCCGTTAAGCCAGGTTTCGTCTTTGAGCATTTCTTTTATTTGCTCTCTTGAAACACCCTCTTTTGCGTGTTCTTCGTAGATATTCAAAATAGTTTCTTCAATGCCGTCTAACAACTCCGCATACCGTCTGCAATCGTCAGCATTTCCGAGAACCGCTCCGTGCGGTTTATGAATCATTAAATAGGTATTTTCGGGCATTATCAATTTATCGCCCGCAAAAGCAATAACACTCGCAATACTTGCACCCAAACCGTCAATGTAAACGGTTTTGTTGCCCTCGTATCTTTTGAGTTGATGATAAATCGCAAGTCCCGCCGTTACACTTCCGCCGTCAGAGTTGATAAAAATATTCAAATCTCTGCCGTTTGCCTCGTTTAAAAGTTCGCTGACTTCTTTCGGGCATTTTTCCTCGTCCGTCCACTTATAAAGACTGTCCTTTACAATATCACCGTAAAAATACAAATCAAAAGATTTGTCGGTTTTGTTTTTTACTTCAAAAAATTTTGTCATTCGTTTTCCTTTTTGTTTCGTGCATTAAAATGCACGCTACTTCTGATTTGTGGTTAAAATTGGCTGGATTGCCACGCTTTCGCTCGCAATGACCATAATTCAGCATTATACATTCAGAATTATGAATTATTAACTATTTCCGCCGTGTCAAGCCGTCTTATTGCCTTATCGCCGTTTTCTATCGGGGGAAGATTTAAGGCTTTCCGCCACTCATTCGGGGTTAACGCTCCTCTGTCAACCATTTGCAGAAGGTTTAATTTGCTTGTCATACTTGCAAATTGGAGTGAAGTCGTATCAAATACAATTTCGTTTTTTGAAAGTTCAAACGGGCGGAAAATCTTATTTGTAAACTCCGCAGAAAATTGCTGTGCAACGGGTTCAATTTCACTTTCAAAATATGCCTGCCACTCGTCCTCTGTGAATTTTGATTTAATTATGTTTTCATTCACCCCGAAAAACGAATAAATTCTGTCTTTTGCTCTGTCCTGCAAACTTGCATTTGGAACGTAATCGTTAGGTTTTATCTGCTCGACTTTTTGTGTGTTATCCTGTGCGGCAACAATCGAATTATCACCGTCAATTTGTTTTAAATAATCGTTCTCAAATGCTTTCGCTCTTTCCTTTAAATCTTTCGGTTTTAAAGTTTGTGAAAAACTCAAAAGCCACTTGATAACCCCGCCGTTTTTAACTGCATTGACGACGGAACTGTCGGAAGTTTTAACGATTTCCATTAAGTTTTTAAGACTTTCGGCGGGCGACTGTCCAAAAATATCGTCGTCGTCCGTAAAATCTTTCCGTAAATGAATGATGTCGGAATATCTTAAAAGATACGTTTCGGAATTTTTACATCTTATTTCAAGAAATAATTCGCCGTTTTCGTCGTACTCCTTGCGGACGGAACTTGCAGGCACGGGGAAAAGTGCCGTTGCAAGTCCGTATTCGTTTCGGATTATGTGAATAAATGCGTTCCCGTTAAGTTGCAGAGTTATAGCGGTTTTTTCAAGCAGATTCTGCATTGACATATACGGGTTTGGTCGTTTTAAAAGTTTAGTTATGTATAAATCTGTCTTGCCCGTAATTTCGCCGTTTGAGTTTCTTTTTAACTGTTTTGGGGTGAGTTTTCCGACAGCACGGTAAAACGGCTTTATGCACGAGCGGACAATGTCGGAATTGTAAAGGTTTCCGTCATAGTAATAACCGCCCGAATATCCGTTCGTCGTAAAAAGTTTTACACCGTTTATGACCTTATCGGGTTTGAAAATATTTTTAATTTGTTCAACTATTTTCATCAGATTAAATTCAAGTATTCTTCTTTATGGTTTAAAAACACGGTGTATGCGTTAAGCATTGCCGCAAAACCGTCAATTCTCTGCTTTGCGTTGAGTGCCTTTGTAGGTTGCATATTACCGTTTTTATCAATGTCGGCTTTAACGTTGGTTAAATTCCATTTAAGAATAGGGTTGTTGCCGTAATTTATTCTTTTTGCCGATAATTCCGCACCGAGAAGTTGCATCGGGAGTGAAAGAGTTTTTTTGCCCTGAATAACAGGCTCAAAACAGTCGCCGAAATTTTCCTTTAACCGTTTAACCCACTCCGCCGCACTCCAACTGTCGTAACCCCCGAACGGGTAATAAATTTCAAATCCCTTTGAGCCGTCGTGTAATTCAATTAACCACTCGGTTATACAATCGGTGTCGATTTTATTGCCCGGGCAGGTCCTTAAATAGCCCTGTCGTTCCCAAATATCGTAAGGGACTTTGTCCTCTCGGACGTGTTTTTCAAGAAGTTCCTCGGGGAGCCAAAACATAGGATAATAGAAATATTTAATTTCTTCGTTTATGTTCTTGCCGAAAAACAAACCGCAACTCGTTAAATCGGTCGTTCTTGATAAGTCCGCTCCCAAAATCGCATAATCGGGTTTGAGTTCAAAAATATCAAAAGTTTCGGGGTTGTCTATTTCTTCAAAATTCAGCCACGTTTCAATTGAAGTTTCACGAATGTTAAAGTCTTTGCAAAGGGTGTTTTTTAATTTTTTATTGTCTGCTTTTGCTTTGTTTACTTCGTTTTCGAGGTATGAAAGTTTTTTTGAAACGCATAAATTCGGGTTTGCTTTCCGCCACTTCGTTGAGTCCGTCCACTCGGAACGGCTGTCGAGTTCATAAATTATCGGAAGAACCGAATCATCTTTGTAGCCGTCTTTGTCAAAATAACCGTTTAAAATTCTTTCGCATTCGGAATAAATATCATCAAAAACCGATTCTCTGACCGTTCCCATTGTCGAAATGACAAGTATTATCGGTTGCTCTCTTGCTGAAATCGAATTTAAAATAACGTCGTAAAGGTTTTGGTCTTTCCAGGCGTGAATTTCGTCAAGCCCTGCAAAATGAGTATTTAAGCCGTCAAGGTTATTACTGTCAGAGGCAAGCGGTTTATAAACATTGTCGCCGTATTTTAGTTCCCCGATAAGACATTTAACTCTCTTATTGAGAGCCTTTGATTTTTTAATCATTGAGCGGCTTTCATTCCAAATGATTTTTGCCTGCTCTCTTTGAGTTGCGACCGAGTAACACTCTGCCCCGCCCTCACCGTCTTTTGTAAAACAATAATTGCCGATTGCGGAACTTAAAAGAGATTTTCCGTTTTTTCTCGCAACAAATAAAATTGCTCTCTGAAATCTGCGTAAATTATCGGATTTTTTTAAAACTCCGAAAAGACAGGATAAAAATGCCTTTTGCCATAGTTCAAGTTTTATCTGCTCTTTCGCCCATTTGCCTTTTGAATGCCTGCAGTATTTTTCAATAAAATCGATTATGTGATTTGCTTTTTTGTCGGAAAAATAATATTTGCTTTTTTTGTTTTGAAGTTCTTTTGTTATGTACTTATAAAAGGTTTCGACCTTTTTTGAAACGGTCTCTTTTCCTGTTTTTATTGCTTCGTAATATTCAAAAATAGCATTTTTATTATTAGCACTAGAACTCATCAAAGCCGTCGTCGTTATCTGCGTTATTATCTTTCGGGATTAAGTCGTTAAGTTGTTTTTGGGCGGTCATATAGGATTTAATCATTGTTCCCCAAACGTCTGCAGAAGTTGATTTTTTACGACCATACTGAAATTCGCCGTTTCTGTATTCTTCCGTCACTCCGTTTTTTTCAATTTCTTTTGAAAGTTTTTTTAATTGCAGGCCCATAAATGCGGTTTGAAAAATCAGTTCTTTATTGAGTTTGATTGTATTTTCATCAACGGACTTTTTCTTTAAAATTTTTTCAATTCTTTTAATTTCCGCCTTGTGTTCTTTTGACAAGATTTCCGTTTTCGTCAAATTTTAACCCCTCTTGTGTCGGTGAATATCTCAAAAAGTGTTCATTATTATGGCAGTTGATACATAAAAGTTCGAGATTTTCCCAATTTAAAGAATAATCGGGGTCGTTAAGTCTTTCGTCATTCAAATATTTCTTGTGATGAACGATTTCGGCATTCGGTTTTCCGCATCTTTCACAAATTCCGTGGCGAAAACTTTTATATGCCTTTTGGGTTTTCTTCCAATTCCCCGAATGATAAAACTTCTTTGCCTTATCTGTGTAAGTTTTCATTTTTTGCTTTTTGTTACGGGGATTTCGATTATATTTCCCGCATTTCCTGATTCGTCAAGGTAAAAAGGCTGTTGCGTGTGTTCGTTGATTACTTTGCCGTAAACAAAAGGTATTGTTTTGGAATTTTTTACGTTTAAAAAAGGGCTTTCAAGAGGGTATTCGATAAATTTATCGTAATTGCTATAAAAAAATTCGTCTGCTGCTTTTCCTTTTAAAGAAATTGTGTTCCCGAGTTTCTTTTTCCCTGCTTTATTCTTAATTCTCTGACGGTATTTTATTATTAAGTGGCCGCAATGCTCACAAACACCGACATATATTATTTCTTCAACAGTTTTTTTATCGTTAAAAATTCTGTAATTCGGGGCGGTTTTATATCGGTCAATTTTATAAAAACTTTCACCGACAGTATTAAAAATCATACCGCAACAAGATAAAATCACCCGAAAACCCTTGTAAAAACACACTTCGCCCTTGTTTTGAAGTCAGTCAAAAATGACTTTCTTCTTTAATCAATATAACTCTTTTCGGGGTTTTGGGTGGTGTACAAAAGTGTAATTATTAAGAAAAAGTTTACAAAACGAGCAGAGTATTATTGTTTATCTTCCAAAATTAATTCCCGTACAAGTTCCGCTCTGTTTGTAACCCCGTATTGCATAAAAAGTTTTGAGATTCGTTTGTTTGTTGCAGATACGCTTCGGTTTAAAAGTTTGGCAATTTCTTTTCTGCTTTTTCCATCGCAGATATATTGTTTTAAAAGGTCTGTCACTCTTTTACCTCGCTTAATTCTTCAATTTTTCCGAATTGTTCAAAAAATTCAAATAATCCTATATCCTTATCGGAATACATCAGATTTTTGATGATTTTGTTTATTTCGATTAGTTTTTCTTTATCTGTCATATTTACCTCTTAAAACGGAATTTCATCATCAGGTATTAAATCATCTTTTGGAACAGGGAACTCAACGGCTTCCATAACAACCATTGCCTTATACCCTCATTACAACTTTTATCTGAATAATCGCTGTCTTTCCAACATTGATAATTACAAGTCGTATAACAGTCTGAAATGCGTATGAAGTTAATCATTTCATCAACTGTCATTTGTTTTATTTTCTCAAAATTATTCATCACCCAGCACCTCGTTGATTTTTTCAAAAATATCACTAAGTGTTTTATAATAAGTCCAATATGTTTGTGTTTCCTTTTCCGTGATTATTGTACTTGCAATTTCCCTTATTTCTTCAAGGGCTTGTTTTAAATCTAAAAACTTGTCTAAATAAGTATATTCATATCGTTTCAACTCCTCGCATTCCACTTCTAAGCGTTTGAGTTGCTTGTAGTAGCATTCTTTGTTGCAATAACAACTATCGTTATTTTCACAAGACTTTTCTGGCGAAGCACAAATATTTGCTCGTTCGGGTGTTCCATCGGGTGCTATTACTCCATTATCTTCAAAATAAAATTCGCATCCTGCTACATTTACACCGTCAATTATTATTTCTTCTGTCATTTATTTATCCCTTCTCGATACCTACAATCTTCTTGTGGTTTTTCTTCTAACGCTTCTTCCACAAGGTTTATTATGTTTGAATAATCAGTTGAATAACGTTCAGTTTCATACTCATCCAAATCAATATCAAGACTTTTTAATTCTTGATCTCTTATTTCGTTAAGATACCATTTTAAACGTTTTATTTGTTTTTCTAAATCCATTGCATAATAGAGTTTTGAAGTACATAGAATTTCGTCATCAAACTTTAACTGCTGCCCACAAGGTATTTGTCCATTATTGGTACAATTACGACCTCTTTTGTAAAATTCACATAATACTAAATTTGGATTTCTATATAACTCTGCATTCATTTATCTACCTCCTCTATATCAAATAGTTGTAAAATATCATCACCGCAAGCACAGTCTATAAAAGGGTGTTCTTTGCACTTCTCTATCACTTGCTTTATAACGCAGTCGATATAATTTTGGCACATACCGTATTTTTCACAAGTTCCTTGTTGTGAAGCAGGGCAATTCTTAATTATGTACTTCATTTTTATACCCACTCCGTTTCTCTGATATAATCAGCCGTATCTTTATCATTGTTTATACATTTCAAAACACAAGTCAGAAATGCTTTAATCGGGTCTGCGTTTTCGGAACTATACTCATTGTTATCAGTTTTTAAAATCGTTATTTGTTTATAAGAAGGTATATATGGAATAAAAAAGTTTCCAGTTCTAATGTCAAAATTTTCAATAGTAGTTATAAGTTTAAACAGTTTTATAAAGTTTTCGGGTAATTCAAAGTCGATAGCTTTAGTTTTAAATTCAATAAAATCATAACCATGTTTATCATATATTTTTTTTATTTCTTCAATTTGTTTATATGGGTATTGCCATCCCATTTCTTCTTTATATTCATAATCAGGAAGAATATTTACAGTTGTTTCAGGACAACTAACAAAATCAAATTCTTTATAGCCGCAACCTGCAGAAATATAACATTTATTATTCCAATTTCTTTTACGAAAAATTAGTTTACCCGAAGTTTGTATTTTACATATATCGCATATATGTTTACTTAATTCACTCATTCCGCACCTCCTATTAGTTCAAACTCTATGTCGTAAACGGGTTTGTTTATTTTTAAGTCTGTTTGAATTCCGTTTACTATCTTTATGGATTTCATTTTGCCGTATAGTCTTGGTCTTTTTTCTTCCTTTTCCATTCCGTTCATAAAGCAGATTTTATGAGGTTTGGTAATATCTTTAAATACAAAGTCAGTTCTTAACATTGTTAAAAAAATTTCGATATAATTTCTTTTTTCTTCTTTATTCTTAGGTTTGTAAAATTCTTCTACAAAGCGAGAAGTCCAGTAATATTTTTCAATTCTATACTCGTGAGTTTTTTCCCCACTCTTTATTTTGTCAAACCATTCTTTTTTAAGGTTAAATGTTAGCATTCTTAGTCCTCCAATAGTTCTTCATTACACGCAAATATTTTTGTGTGTAATTTTAGCCAAAAATTTGCTTGCTAATTATTTTATCGTGCCTTTTTTGTGCATTTCTCCAAGTTCTGCTACAACCTTGCGGCAAGCATTGTGTTTGTTCTTTTGTTTCTTTAATTTTATTGCCGATAAAGGCATCTAATTGAATAAGTTTTTGTGTCCAAAAATGCGAAAACGGATAAATCCGTCCGCCACCATTTTTAACAAAGTAGGGTGGAACATAATCCTCACCATATAAATCGTTTAATTCTTTTAGTGTTAATTTATCTTTGTTTTCTTCAATTCCAATTTGTAAATTTTCTAAATACATTTATCCGCACCTCCAATCAGTTCAAACTCTATGTCAAAAACTTCTTCATTAACTTTTAAATCAGTTTCTAAACCGTTACGAATACAAATGTTTTTAATCTTTGCTCTTAATCTTTTTGAAGTATCTTCTTTTGTAGGATAACCACAACAAAAAACACATTCATTATGAAGCGGCAGCATAGTTTGTCTGCATAAAATTTTGCTATACAAGAAAAGCCTTTTGAACCAGTATTCTTTGACCTCTCTATACTCGTGCGTTTTTTCGCCGTTCTTGATTTTCTCAAACCATTCTTTTTTAAGGTTAAATGTCAGCATTGTTCACCGCCTATCAGTTCAGAGTTCTCGTATATGTTTCTGATTACTTTATGATTATGCGGAACATAATCTAATGAATAATGGTGTGTTTCCCATTTTACACATTTAATTCGTTCTGCCCCAAATCTTGCCATATCATCATCATAAATAATTTTAAATAAAGAATATCCTTTTTCGCTCTCACAATCGTATTCATAATCATCACAGACTAAGTGATTATAATGAGTGTTGATTTTTACTATATCTCCCTCATAAATTAATTTGCCGTTCTTATCTTTTAAGCCGGTGCATTGGATAAGTATAGTATTATCAATATTGTTTTCCCATTCATCAAAGATTAAAATTCGTTCTTCATCTTGTACTTCTATTCGCTTAACAATTTCGTTTACATACGACATAGACCTTACATCATACATTTTATTAGTATTTTTATCAAAAACTCTAAATTTAAACCTATCTTGCATTTTCTCTTTCCTTTCTATTAATGATGTATTCGGTTTCTGTTATGGAGTTTTCTAACGTCATAATTCCGCAATCAAAAGCATCTAAGTTTTCCTGCATAAAACTTCTTTTTTTGTCTAAATTTGAAAATTGACGGGAAGTTAAGGTCATATCCTCGTTAATTCTTGTGTCTATTTCAGAAAATTTTTTAAACAGTTTTTCTTTTTCTGCCTGCAAAATTGTTTGACAAATTTTAAGTTTTTCAATTTTGGCTTTTAAAACTTCAATTTTAGACATTTTTCAACCCCCTTGTCCTTTCTGCTTCTTTCATATCCGCAATCATATCTATTGCGGAATAGTATTGACTTTCAAGCCGTTTTAATTTTCGCTCTAAAATTCGCACTTTTGCTTTTAGTTTGATAATCCGTTTCTTTTGTTCTGAATTTTGGATTTTTAATAGTTCCGTTTCGCCTATAATCATTCTTCTTTGTCCTTATAATAAGTGTTTCCGTTGCTTATGCTCTTTACCACTGCGGGTGGTTTACCGAACTTCCTTACAAGTGCCAATACAGTTTGTTTCATAATGCACCGATAGTTAAAGGTTGAATAATAACACCCAAAGCAGATACACCCTCTGCCGTAGCATTCTTTGGCGGCAATCGTCCATCTTTGCACCTGCATAAATAACAACTCGGTAAATCTCATTTGGAATACTCCTTTATAAACACTTCAACTCTCGGAGTTTCCGCATATCTTTTCTCAATTATTTCCAAAACGATTTGACTATCATCAGGAAATGCAATCTTGTTTAATGCATCTTTGATGTTTTTTGCAATATTGTCCGTGTCGGGCTTTGTTATTGGTCGCCTGATACCGCTTAATGCCTGCTCTTTAAACTTCTTGCTTTTACTTTTCGGTATCTCAAAAAACGCAATAGTTTTTATACAAAGGGTTTTCCCTTTAAAAACAGTCGGGTCGTGGTCGGGATATGCTTGCACAAAGCATTGTTTTACCCAATTGGCATAGTTTATAACCTTTGCAGGTTGGTAAGATTGTATAAAGTCTTTGCCGTTTTGAATGCTTATCTGTCTGAATTTTGCAGACTGTTTTGCCTGAACTCGGCCTTTTACTTCAAAATGTAATGTCGTCATTTAATAAGTCCTCTTTTCTTTGCTTCCGCTTCCGCATTTTTTACAACAGGACTTTTAAATCTTGTTTTTTCTTTCGCCCAAACATTTAAAACTTCCAGAATTTCATTGTCGGAATACTCGGAAACCGCTTTTATTTCTTCGCTTTGAAAAACTGCCGCTTTTTTTTCTTCCTCAAATTTTATTTTTTTTGCTTTTTTTTCTTCGAGTTTTTTTATTTCTTCCTGCAAATTTTTTACAACAAATTCCAAATCTTTTTCCGGAGTTTGATTTATTATCTTAAAAGCATAAGCCGTAGGACTTTCCACCTTTTTTAGTTCCGCATATTTGATAAGAATTTCAAAATTTTCCCTATTCTCTCTCTCTATATTATTATCATTCTTATCATTATTGTTTGTTGTTATTTGTTTGTTATTTGTTTGTTGCTTGTTTGTTATTTGTTTGTTAATTACTGTGTTAACCTCTGTGTTATTTTTTTCTGTTAAAGGTTGCCAATCGCCGTAATTACAAACAGTTAAGACGGTATATTTGCTTGTTGATGTGCATGTTAAATCGTTTGTTGATTTTAACTTATTTAACGAAGTTCTTACTTGTTGAAGTGACAAACCCGTATTATCAGCGAGTTTTGACAGACTTGTTACAAAAGACCCTCTGTTTATACTCATATTAAGCCATTTTTGCCGTGAGTGATTTGCTTTCAATAAACAATAAATAAATAAATGACAGGTGTTAGGGTCGGTGAACCATTCCCAATTTATCAAATTACGATAAACAAGGACGTAACCGAACTTTAACGCTTCTTCGACTTTTGCTTTTATTTTCTTCATAATTTTTTTACCTCTGACGGCGGAGAGGTTACCGCCGTTTCGTCTTAATCTTCCAAGCACTCATCAGAGAGGTTTTTATCTTCTGTTTCTTCTGATACTTCGGGGATAATGTCATAAATCGTCAGTTGCCTTGCCTGATTTTCGAGGTCCTCAAGTTCTCTTTCATATCTTTTTAAATTGCTTTTAGCGAGGTTATAAGAGTTAAGAGAGTTTGATAATAACTTAGTCGTTATATTTAAAGCCTCTAAGTCCTTAATGCCGTCTTTAAGTTCTTTTATGTCCTCGTAATCTTCTTCAAGATTTGATTTTAAGGTATCTTTTAATTTCCCTTTGAGAATTTTCAGAACTCCCGAAGATGCCGCAGAATATAAATCTTCATCATCTTCAAGTATCTTTTTGCAATTATCCATAACGGCAAGCAGACTTTCTTTTTTCTTTTGGTATTTTTCAGCCGTCAGCGGTTCTTCGTTGATGTCGTCCATAAATTCTTCATCATGGGCTTTGTCTTCGACTTCTTGTGTTTCGACTTCTTGTGTTTCGACTTCTTGTGTTTCGACTTCTTGTGTTTCGACTTCTTGTGTTTCGACTGTTTTCATTTATATACTCCTTAATTTTCCTTAACTACATATTAAACGGGTCGTCATACCCAAATGGGTCTTGTTCTTCCTGTTTTTCCTCTGTCGGAATTATTGACGGTTGACTTACCGCTTTTTTAATTTCTTTCGGTTCTTCAACCGCTTTTACTTCCTTAACTTCTTCAACTTCTTTAACTTCCGTATATTCGGCATTTATAAAGCCTGTTTCTACGGGTTGATTGTCGATATAGTCCGTTGTTCCGTCCTCTCTCATTACCGCCATATCTTTATCAATAGCCGTTTGAAGTTCGACCGACATTATTCCCCATTTGCTGATTAACTGACGGAGCATTGTTTTAAATGCCATTCCGTCAAAATCTTTGTACCAAAATGAAGAATACTTCCATAAATCCTGAGGCGGTATTTTGCCCGCTTTTAGTTTATTGTAGTTCTCAGCCGAAAAAGCCATTGAATACTTGTCAGCGTGTGCAAGCATTTTCTCTTTTGACCAATACATACATTTTCGGAAACCGTTGGTATATTCAAACATTGCGTAATAGCCTGTTGTTTCCGCTTTTTCTCTTTCGTCCGGGTTCTCGATTAACTTAATTTCGATTTCTTCATCAAACGGGTCATATTTTATTAACTCGCCCTCTTTAACCGCTTGCACATTCAATTTCTTATACATTCCGCTTCTTATTGCAAGCTGTATATAACCTTTGTAACCTAATTGGAACTGACAAACTTTGCAGTTTCTTTTTTTGTCGTTAAACGGGACCAAATAGTATTGTCCTAATTGCGGGCTTGGTGAAAGTTTCAACGCTTCCCCCAAAAGTCCTGCGGAAAAGGTTGTAAAATGTTCGCACTCTGCAAGTGCGGGGTTCGTTGCAACCGCTGAAACAAGACTTGTAATAAATCTGTCGCCGTCTTTGCCCTTTACCACATCTGCAATTTTCTTTTGTGTTGCAGGGCTTGACATAAATGCCGAAAATGTCGGCTTCTTTTCAACAAGACTGTTTTTCGGTTTGTTGCCCGTTGTTGTTAATGTTTGTGCCATAATTCTTTAAATCCTTTCTATCGTCTTATTGCACCGTATTTTATATTGTTTTCTTTTAAAAATTTCTGCATCAGTTTTGCCTGTGCGGGTGTAACTTCGCACCAGAACTCAACACGTCTTGGTAAACAATCAGAAACTTTTAATTGTAAGTTTTCAGGAATATTCGAGGTTGCTTTTTCTCTTTCGTCACTCAATTTTTTGTGATATTCAATTGTTTTTGCAAAATCAAAATCATTCTCTTTGTAAAAGAGTTCCAAAACCTCAAAAGGCATATTATTTTTATTTGCAAAATCTCTCAAAATACACAAATGCTCATTGATTTTCGTTAGCCACGCTTCAATCTCTGCATAAGCATTATTAAGATTGTAAGACTTATTAAGCATCTGCTCTCTTTTGTTCATAAAATTATCGAAATTGACAAGCGCATCAACTTCGGGGTCTTTCGGGGCATTCACAAAATACTCTTTTAAAAGTTTTTTCTTTTCAGATTTTTCCTTGTCCTCAAAGGCTTTTATCTGCGTGTCAATCGCCTTGCAAGGTGCTTCAACCATTGAACAGAGTTCTTTTATTTTTTCCTCAAATGGTTCATAAGCCTTTAAACATTGTTTTTTGATTTGTTTTCTTTTGTCGTCCATTGCGGCAATAAACTTGTTTAAATTCGCCCTGTCGGTTTTTGCATCTTTTATTGCATCTTCCGTAATAACAAGGTTTTCATACTTCTTTACGGCTTCCGCAATTCCGCTTTTTAAATCGTCATAATTAAACTCAATACTTTTCAAAAATGCATCTTCATTTGTCGGATTTGTGATAATTAGTTCTAACATTTTTTAACTCCCCTTTTTCTTAAATATTCGGTAAAATAATTCCTTTGGGCGGTTCGTCTTTGAGAACGCAATCCCAAAACAGGACTTCACGCTCAAAAAGAAATTTTAAATCTTTCTCATAATCTTTTCTTTCAAAGCGGTAATGTCTTATTGTTGCTCTTATTTCATCTTCCCAAACGGTTTTTAACCGTGCCTTTAAAATCGCAAATTCAAAGTCCGGACGAACTAAAAAATAGTGCAAAATCTGACAGAAATAATTGCTCGGGACTTGGTCATTCCACTTCTCTTTTTGCATAGATTGTAAAATATTGGTCGTTTTAATTTCCAAAACACCCTTTCTGTCCGTTTCTCTGTCCGTCAAAACACCGTCAAAACTTCCCCTTATAAACTCCCATTCGGGATTTGAAACGGTTACAAATTCTTGATGTTCAACCTCAAATTGAGGATAATCAAGTTTGAAAATTTCCCGCATTGGTTCTTCGGCATTCTTCCCGAAAATAACACATTCTTTATTTGATATATCTTCCGGCTGAACTCGGCCCGTTTTCTCTTCCCAAAGTTGATAAATGTTTTTGTAAGGGTTTTGTCCGACAATCGCCGCCGCATCAGAACCGCCTATGCCTTTTTTTCTTTTTGCAAGCCATTCTTTTTCGTTAGGCATTTTTGTTTCCCTTGTTTAAAAGCATTTCAAGTTTCTTTTCGATTTGTCCGCTCTTAATTACATCTGTCGTAAATTTGTATGCCTTTAAAAAATACGGAATGTCGATTTCTTCCGTTTCCTGTTCCTTAAAAATATCTTTAGCAATACTGTACAAAGTATCAGCCTGTATTTTTAATACTTTTTTGTTGAAAAATCTTTTAAACATTGTTGTATATCCCCTTTAAAATTTCGTATGCTTTTCTCATATTTTTTAGTTGAACATCTGCTTTTTCCTGCGTGAGTTTTCCTCTTAAAACCCAATTAGGGTAACAATACTTGCGATAGCCGATTTCTCGCCCTACTTCCTGTATTGCCGCATAAAGTTCTTCTTGCGTGTACTCTGCCATTTTTATACTCCTGTCTTTTCTTCTACAAACTTTTCAATTTTTTCTTTGACAAATAAAACATCTCTGCCGATTTTAACCGTAACCGAACGGGGCAAAACTCCGTTGTTCAGCCAATTCATAACTTTTCTGTGTTTTTGTTTATCGGTCCCGATAAATCTGAAATATTCCGCTACATCTAAAGAATTTAATAAATTCATTTTTGCACTCCAATTAAGCCTACATTCTCGGCTTTACTTTCCGTTTACTAAACATTACTTTTTGACTTATGCGTACTTCTTAACGTAATCGGTAATAAAATTTCTTATTACCGACGACATTTCCTCGCCCTGCTTAATTGTGGCGAGTTTGAAATTCCTTTTTAATTCCTTTTCGAGAATAACCTGTAATTTGTCCATTACTCCTCATTTCCCATAACCATACAACCTGTTGACTGTTTCAAAATTAGTCTGCTTGTTGTATAGTAGTATAATGATTTACTGATATAATCATAATACAATATAAAACAATATATTACAATAGAAAACATTAAAAAAGATTAGAAAGTTTTATAAAAAATGCCGAAAATCAAATATGATAAGTTTGTTAGCGATTTACAAAAGTTAATAAAATACACACCGTCTGTTACTGAACTTGCAAATATTATTGGAATTACTCAAAATGCTTTATCGGGCAGAAAATCAAATAACGGATATTTTTCAGAAAAAGAACAGGTAAAAATATTAAATTATTACAAACATACCAATAATTCTGAATATATCACAATAGAGCACATCGGAATAAAACCCGAATGCGGAAACGGTCTTGCGGTTTATGACGAACCCGATATAAAGCCGATAAGAATTTCCGCAGATACAATTACACATTATATGAGATGTTCTCACCCCGCAAATTTAAAAGCCTTTACCGCTCGTGGCGATAGTATGCGTCCGTTAATTGACGACGGCGATACTGTTCTTGTTGACATTGGCAGAACTGACATTGTGAATCAAGGTGTTTTTCTGTTTACGTCCAATAATGATTGGCGAATAAAAAGACTTAATTTGAAACTTAACGGAATTTTAGAGGTTATATCAGATAACCCGTTATACGAAAAAGAATTTTTAAGTCCGAATGATGAAATCGAAATTATTATCAAAGGACGGGTAATTTTAAATCTGTCAAAAGGATTGTAAAAACAAAAGGAAAGAGAATATTATGTACACTAAAGAAAGTTTAAGCCAAAGATTAACAGAGTTACTCGGGAATAAACCGCTTTTTGTCGGAAATACCGCAAATTATTTTTTAACTTTTTTAAAAGAGAATGAAGAAGTCCTCGCTTATCAAAATACTGTTGTTGTTGACAAAAAAATGGGTGATTTTTTATTAACCGATTCTAATGTTTATTTTATTGAGCAAGGGTTTTTTAAAAAGCGAAGTGAATTTAGTTTCTCTAAAATAAACCACGTTGAAAAAACAATAGGTGTATTTTTTGCGGACTTAAATTTAAGCGGTTCAGGTTTTAGTATCACATTTAATCAATTACAAAAAACGAAAATTGATGAAATTTGCGATATTATTCAAGCGAACATTGACAATTCTTCTAAACAAGAAAATAGCTCAACTAATAATGATATTGCTACCAAAATTCAAAAACTTCACGAATTAAAAGAAAAGGGGATATTAACCGAAGAAGAATTTAATACGAAAAAACAAGAATTATTAAACAGAATGTAAAATTTTATTTTTAAAGTATTTCAGAAAGGTTAATAACGTGAAAAAAAATATCGGTATTTTAGTTATAGGCATTCTTTTATCAATGCCTTTAGTAGTTCAAGCGGAAACTGTTGTATTTAACCCAAACTCTAAAATTTATCATAATACAGGTTGTGCAAGTGCCGCAAAATGCAAAGTTTGTATAAAAATTGACAAGCAAAAAGCAATAAAACAGGGCGGTCGTGCCTGTAAGAAATGCGGCGGTTAATGAAACGAGTATTTGAAAAGATTTTAAATAACAAATATGTTGAAAACTTTATCATTCTGTTAATTCTTTTAAACTTAACAGTTTTTATTCTTCAAACAGAACCTATCATCAACGAAAAATATTCTTTTTTAATCTCTCAAATTGAACTTTATTCGGTGATAATATTCACCGTCGAATATTTAATGAGATTATTTACGTTAAAATCATTTAAAGAAATTTACTCGTTTATGATGATTATTGATTTGCTGGCAATATTGCCGTTTTATTTATCATCATTAACACTTAACACAACTATTTTAAGGGTTTTAAGACTTACAAGACTATTAAGACTTGCCAAACTTGCAAGATATTCGGAAGCAATCGAAAATATCAAAAACTCGTTTATAAAGAAAAAATACGAATTGATTATAACAGGTTGTATTTTTCTTTGTGGCTTAATTGTTTCATCTGTTCTTATTTACTTTGCGGAAAACGGAACGGGTGTCGAAACTTTTAAAAGTATTCCTCGCTCTTTTTGGTGGTCGATAGTTACTTTTACTTCCGTCGGTTATGGTGATTCATACCCTATGACAAGTTTCGGGAAAATAGTCGCATCTTTTTCGGCAATTATGGGAGTAGGTTTGCACGGGCTTTTTATAGGTATAATCGGCTCTGCATTTATTGAGGGTATAAACAAAAATGAGCGTTAGACAAAAAGGAAATAAATGGTACTGCAGATTTCAAATTGACGGCATAAGATATGAACGCCGTTGCATAGGAGCAACCGACGAAAAAACCGCCAAAAAATGTGAAGTTATTATTATGTCAGAAATTATGCACGGTAATTATAACTTCGGAAAATCCGAAATAAAATTGACCATGGAACAAGGTTTAAAAATCTTTGAAGAACACTCAAAATCAAGTAAATTATCTTTCGGTACAGATAAAATAATGATAAATAAAATTATTGAATATTTTGGCAAAAACAAGCCCGTTGAAGATATAACAGTTGAAGATATAAACATTTTCAAAAGAAAAATGAAAACAACAACGACGGAAAAAACAATTAAAACAAAAAACCCAAAATATAAAAGAGGCAACGGCGAACCAAAATATATATATTCGACAGAAAAAATTGAAAAAGAACGAAGCAATGCAACAATCAACCGTTATTGCTCTTTATTGTCAAAAATGTTTAATCTCTTGATTGCCGACGGCAAATTAAATAAAAATCCTTGCCACTTCTCTACAAAACTTCGGGAAAATAACTTTAAAATCAGATATTTAACGAATGACGAGCAAAAAAGATTATTCAAAGCGTTAGATTCGTCAGAGTTTACTCATATAAAACCGATTATTATAATTGCTCTCTATACGGGAATGAGAAAAGGCGAAATTCTGAATTTGAAATGGTCGCAAATTGATTTAAAAAATGGGTTTATTGATATTTTAAAAAGTAAATCGGGCAAGGAAAGAAAAATCCCCGTTGCAAAAAAAGTCAAAGAAGTTTTTGAAAATATGGGGAAGAATGGGGAAGAATTTGTTTTTGTAAACCCCGAAACAAAAAAACCTTATTATGACATCAAAAAATCTTTTGCGAGTTTATTAAAAAAAGCTGATATAAAAAATTTCAGATTTCACGATTTGAGGCATACCGTCGCCACAAGACTTGTTGAATGCGGAACAGACCTTTTAATTGTTCAGGAACTTCTCGGACACGCAAACATACAAACAACAATGCGATATGCTCACCCCGTCCCCGAAAGAAAACAAACAGCCATAAACAGACTTAATGAATATTAAATAACCTAATATAATCTAATTCGGACAGGTGGGGAAATAATGGGGAAGTTTTATGTTTTCGTTTTAATTTTTTAGACATAAAAAAAGACAAAGCCCGAAAGTTTTGTCTTTACTTATTTTTCAAAAAGCTGGTAACGGGATTCGAACCTGCGACCTACTGATTACGAATCAGTTGCTCTACCGACTGAGCTATACCAGCAATCAACAATAAAATTATATAAAAGCCATTTAAATTTTTCAAGCGTATTAATCAAAAGAGAAGATATCCTGTAAATCTGCGTAACTTAAACTCTTTCCGATATTTCTGTCAACAGAAATTACGGAATCTACAAGGTTACGCTTATTTTGTTTGAGTTTTTGAATTTTTTCTTCAACCGTACCTTTTGTGATAATTCTGTAAACAAACACTTTTTTCGTTTGTCCAATACGATATGCTCTGTCTGTCGCTTGGTCTTCTACTGCAGGATTCCACCACGGGTCATAGTGAATTACGTAATCTGCACCTGTCAAGTTCAATCCTGTTCCGCCCGCTTTTAAACTTATCAAGAAAATTGGAATTGTCGGATCGGAATTAAATCTTTCGACAATTTCGCCTCTGTTCTTTGTAGAACCTGTCAGATATTCGTGTTTTATGCCTTCTTTTACAAGCCAAGCCTTAATTATATCAAGCATTTCAACAAATTGGCTGAACAGAAGAACTCTGTGTTTTTCAGCAATTATCTGCTCAAGCATTCCTTTTAAATGTTCGAATTTACCCGATTGCATAATCCCTTTTTTGCATTCTTTATCATATAATCTCGGGTGACAGCAAATCTGACGAAGTCTGAGAAGTGCCGAGAAAATAGACAATCTGCTTTTTTCAAGTCCGTTTTGTTCAATAGATTTAAACAATTCTTCTTTTGTACTGTCAAGAACTTCAAGATAGAAGTCTTTTTGTTCGGGTGTAAGTTCGCAGTATGCGATATTTTCAACTTTATCCGGTAAATCTTTCGCAACATCACGTTTCATACGACGTAAAATAAACGGATAAATCTGCGATTTCAGACGCTTTTCAACTACTTTGTCTTCTCTTTCGGTTATCGGAGTGACATACCTGTAATTAAATTCGTTTTCCTCAAATAAGAAGCCCGGCATAAGAAAATCAAATACAGACCATAATTCTTGAAGTCTATTTTCGATAGGAGTACCCGAAAGAGCCAATTTATGACTGCAATTTAACTGTTTAACACATTGTGCGGTCATACTTTCTGCATTTTTAATATTTTGAGATTCATCAAGAATAACGTATCTGAAATTAAATTCTTTTAAATCGTTTATATCCCGTCTTATCAGGGCGTAGCTCGTAATAATAACGTCGTATTTGTTTATATCTTTAAAGAAATCTTTTCTTTCGGTTCCGGAAAGTTTTAAACATTTCAATGTCGGAGCAAACTTTTGAATTTCTGATTCCCAGTTAAAAACGACAGAAGTCGGGCAAACAACAAGGTTTGGGGCGTGGCGGTCTTTTTCTTTTGCTCTCTGAATAAGAGCAAGAGCCTGCAAGGTTTTTCCAAGTCCCATATCGTCCGCAAGAATACCGTTTAAGCCGTATTGATACAAGAACCACAACCAACTGAAACCTTTAACCTGATATTCACGAAATTCCGCATTAATTCCTTTAGGCAGGGTTGCGCTGTCCATTTCAGAAAATGTTGATATCTGTTTCCAAAATTTAGAAAACTTTCTGCTCATTTTAAGAGTCATTTTCAAATTTTGCATTTCTGAAACAATTCCCGCACGATAAGTTTTTACAACATATTTGTTATCATCATTTCTGTAAACATCAATTGTATTAAACGATTTCATCAAAGAAAAAATTTCGACGACAGGAAGTTCAACAAAACCCTTCGTTTTGACTTTATAGTATTTGTTGTTATCCAAAACGTATTCATAAATTTCATTAAAAGAAATTATCTCTTCGCCGATTTTTCCGTACAATTCAATCACAAAACTGTCAGTTGAATCCGAGCAAAAATCGAGAGATGCACAGAGTTCAAAAGGTTCAGGAGACAATTTAAAGAAAGTCATATTGTCTTTTTCTTCAAATACCCAGTCGTCACCCGCCTGTTTCATATAATAATTGTAAAAATCTATGGCGTTTTCCTTAGCAAGACCTAAATTGTTAGTCTGCATAGGTGCAAATTTACAACTTAAAAGCATTCTGTATGCTTCTTCTTCCTTATGCCTGTTGCGTTTTATCCAATAGAGCAAATCTTCTTTCGGCTTTTTAATCGTTACATAAGGAGTTTTGTCTG